AGACGACACGTATCATATCAAATTGATCGCTGATGACAAACCGGACATGTACTTGCATTACAACAAAGGTAAAGACCAGGTGATGACAGGTGCCAAACAAGAATGGAAATTCATCGACAAAAAACCTAAATATCTGCAACATGTTCAAACCGGCATGTATCTAGACGTGCAAGATGGTGTTGTGACCATGAGCAAGAAAATGTCAGAACTGGCCATATGTCCACAAAAATAAAAGAATACACAACGCATCTTTGTATCTTTATGGTCGTGAGAAAATACTGGCAACAAGACAAAGGTTTGAGTGCGCATCTGAATAAATAATCATAATGAAAGTTAACGTTATTGGATGTGGATTGAGTGGCGTGACTGCTGCTATATTACTCAAAGAGAAAGGTCATGACGTGGAGATATTCGAGTGTCGTGATCATATAGCTGGTAATTGTTTTGACAAGAAGAATGATGATGGTGTGACCGTGCATGAGTATGGTAGTCACATCTTTCACACCAACAACGAACGTGTGTGGGAGTTCTTGAACAGATACACCAAATTCAACGACTATCAACATCGTGTGCGTGCCAACACCAAAGAAGGTCAGATCAGCATACCGTTCAGCAAGAAAACTGCTGAACAGTTGGGACGAGACCTGGAACCACTGGAGATACAAGAGCTGTTGTTCAGAGAGTATTCAGAACGTCACTGGGGCATCCCATGGGAGGATCTGCCCAAGAGCATCAGCGGTCGTGTGCCCAACAAACGTGACGATCATGACGATCGTTATTTCACAGACAAGTTTCAAGGCATACCAGAACATGGATACACCGAGATGTTCAAAGCCATGCTGGAAGGTTTCACTGTGCATCTAGGCGTGAGCAAAGACGAGTACAAGAAACACAAATGTGACTTGACCGTGTACACAGGCAAGCCTGATGAGTATTATGACTTTGAGTATGGCAAGCTACCCTACAGATCTCTCATATTCGAACACAAGCGTGTGAAGCAAAACAAACAAGAGTACTCATGGGATCTGGGCAGCGTGATCAACGAGTGTAACACCAAGCCGTTCAACAGAAGCATGGACAGCAGCGTGTATCTGAACGAGACAGCTGAGTACACAACCATCACACGTGATCATCCTTGTGAGCATGATGACACAAACGAGGCCATATATCCCAAACCATTTGGTGAAGGACCAGACATATTCAACAAGTACAAGAAATTACAAAAAGCTGACAAGAGCACCATATTTCTAGGACGATTGGCCACATACAAATACCTGGACATGTGGATGGCTGTGGCACAGGTGCAGCAATATTTGAAAAAGGTTTGACACATTTCTCAACCGTGGTCTGAATAAATACTAGTACATGAGTAATCAGACAACAGTTCGCCCGCTGAGTTCGTACTACAGTACCAATCTCAATCCAATAGTCAGATCGTATCAGAAACTGGCCAGCCGGATCGCGCACACGTTGGGATATCCGCAGATCAACATCGAAGCACATCAGAATCAAGTGTACGAGAACATCGCCATCTCGTTGGAGATGTTCACCAAGTTCGCAGGATACACAGAAGAGTTACTCACGTTCAACTCTCGATTGTACAGACCTGGCAAAGGTCTTCGTATGGACGTGCTGTTCACCGCCACAGACCAATTGAGCGTACCTGAGACATACAACAGCCCGGATGATGACGAGATGGACGAACTGGACAAGAGCCTGTACGAGATTGGAGTGATGGAGATCGGCAATGACGCCAATCCATTCGTGATCGGAGGCGCGCCAAAGGATGATGAGATAAACAGTCAAGCTGTGCGTGACGACATCGAGGGCACCAAAGGTTGGGACACGTTGACTGACAGTTACCGCCGAGTGGTGGACATATTCGCTTTTGAAGAAGGCAGCAGCAGCGGTATCAACACGTTGTTCACACTGGAGCAAACTTTGGCACAGCAAACATATTTCAGTTACGCGTTAGGTAAATACGGTTTTGATCTTGTGAGCTGGTTCACGTTGAAGAACTGGCTGGACACCAGACGCAAATTGTTGTCACAAGACTACTACTATCGATTTGATGATCGTAGACAAACCATGTATCTCACACCAGAGCCTGGAGTGGGCAAAAGACGCACCCATTTCTACGGCATAGTTGGAGCGTATGTGGAACGTCCGGTGCATCAACTGATCAGTGAACCTTGGGTGTATCAATACGCGTTGGCGTTGACCAAGATCGTGATCGGTCGAATCAGAGGCAAGTACAGTGGCACCAATCTGTTCGGTGGAGGAGCTCCAAACTACAGCGAGCTGTTGAGTGAAGGAAACGCCGAGAAAGAGAAACTGGAGACCAGCTTGTACGAAGGTGTACCAGGTCTTGGAGATGGACAACCGCCGTTGTTCTTCGTAGGGTGATTTGCCACAAACATAAATGTATATTCATCCATGTACCAAAAACCGGTGGGACAAGTATTGAGTGGGCTTTGCAAAATAAAAAAGTACCAATTGAACAAAAGCATAAAACATCCAATGAGATTTGTGAGCTTCATCCTGTGGCGTGGGAACAATATTTTAAGTTCACAGTAGTCAGAAACCCATGGGACTGGTTAGTGTCTTGGTATTACTGGAGAAAGTTAGTAAAGAAAATGTCATTTAAAGAGTTTTTACTGAATTATAATTTATCAAAAAAATACGACTATCTACCAGATGTGATAAATTTTACAAATTATTTAACAATTGATGACAAGCTAGTGATGGACCGCACGTGTAGGTTCGAAAACTTACAGCATGACTTTCCGGTGGTGTGTGATGAATTAAACATCAATGCGACACTTCCACACAAAAATAAAACAAATCACAAACACTACACTGAATATTACGATGATGAGACACGAACGATCGTCGCAGAAAAATATGCAAAAGATATAGAGTATTTTGGATATCGATTCGGAGAGTAGGAGATGATAATATCACATAAACATAGGTTCATTTATATAAAATCAAATAAAACTGCTGGTACGTCTACCGAGATATTATTAGAAAAAATATGTGGAAAGGATGATATTGTCACTCCGATCACGGAAGGAGATTCTAAAACTCACACTGCACGAAACCACGAAAATAAATTTTATAATCACATGGGTTTACATAGTATTAAAAATAATATAAATGCTGATGTATTTAATTCATACTTCAAATTTGTAAATATCAGAAATCCGTATGACAGAGAGGTGAGTGGTTATTACTGGAAAACAAATCCAAATGAAATTTCTTTCAAAGATTATCTTATTAAACGGGTATATCGGAATTATTCAAAATACTACTGTATTGGTGGCCAACCGCACATAGATGGTGTTGTGAGGTATGAAAATTTACGAGAAGATCTCAATACATTGTCTAAAAGGTTTAACTGGGGTCTTGGTGATTTAGAATTACCTCAGGCAAAAACAACCTCTCGGAAAAATGCAAAACACAGACATTACACTGAATATTATGATGACTCCACCCGGCAAATAGTAGCGGAAAAATACGCAAAAGATATAGAGTATTTTGGATACCGATTCGGAGAATAAATAAAGACATGGAATATATTTACAAAGTTAAAGTGACTCGTGTGATCGATGGTGACACGGTAGACGTGGAGATCGACCTAGGGTTCGATCTCAAATTGGCCAAGCGTGTGCGTTTGCATGGCATCAACACACCAGAGGTACGAACACGTGACAAACAGGAGAAAGCTCGAGGTTATGCGGCCAAAGAGCGACTGGAAGAGATATTGAAAGACAATGACAACACCGTGTATCTACAATCTGTTGACAAAGGCAAATATGGCAGATGTGTTGGAATATTGTTCGAGCAGGATTTTCATGACGAGAGCATCAACGACCGATTGCTGATGGAAGGCCATGCGGTCGAGTATAAATAATCATATGGCCAAAAAGAGACCGTACAAAAAATACACACAGTTCAGACAAGGTGTGTATCGCCCGGTCAATTCCCACAAATACGTAGGAGCCAAACATCCTCGTTATCTGAGCAGCTGGGAGTTGAAGTTTTTCAAATGGTGTGATCGTAATCCACATGTGGAGAAGTGGACCAGCGAGAGCGTGTGTTTACCATACATCTCACCAGTGGATGGCAAGATGCATCGTTACTATGTGGACAACACAGTGCACATTCGTGAGGGTGACAAGACTGTAAAGTACCTCATCGAGATAAAACCACACAAGCAGACACGTGCTCCGAGCACGCATGGTAACAAGAAACAATCCACACTGATACACGAACACGCCACCTGGGGTGTGAACCAGGCCAAGTGGCAATCTGCTGCAGATTGGGCCAAGAAAAACGGCTACATCTTTCAAATAGTCACTGAAAAAGACTTTCATCTGTTCACCAGATAATCTGTCACATGAGCATAAAAACAAACTTATTGTGGAAATAGCATGTTTTTAGATAAATACTTCATACAATGCATGCTAACCTACTAGTCGAAACAACAGACCCTCAAGATTTTGAATACATGATCGAGGAGAAAAACAGTCTGAGTGAATCGATCGTCTATATCAAAGGACCTTACGCCATGGCCGGCGCGGAGAACAAGAACGGTCGATGTTACTGTGAGAAGGAGATGTCCGCCGAGGTCAAGAGATACACAGAGCAGATGATCAACACCAAACGAGCCTTGGGAGAGTTGAATCACCCCACCACGGCTGATGTGGATTTAGAGAGAGCGTGCCACATGGTGGTCGAGATGGGCCCCAGCAAGGACAATCCCAACGTGTACATCGGCAAATCCAAAGTGTTGAGCACTCCCACTGGCATGATAGTCAAATCGTTGATCAAGGACGGATGCAGCGTGGGCATGAGCACACGATCACTTGGAAAGTTGATCGCCAATGAGGACACCGGAGTGAATCAAGTGCAAGACATGAGACTGGTTGCCATCGATTGTGTGGCTGATCCAAGTTTCGGAGAGGCGTTCGTCAATGGTATCCTGGAGAGCAAACAATACGTGCTAGACAATTTTGGTCAGTATGTTGAAGCATATGAAAATTTCGAGAATGGATTGACCAATCTACCCAGGACTGATGTGGAGACACACATCAAGAACAACGTGATCGATTTCATCACCGCGTTGAAACAGAAAATTTAATCATGAGTCAAAATCAAAACATCCCCACCAATCGCGGACTGATCTCTAGATTCGTACAGAACCTAGGGCAAAAAAACTATGCAGAGGCCAACAAATGTTTACAAAAAACAATACAAAATAAGCTATTAAGCAAGATAAGCCAGCATAAAAACATAAATATCTTTAGAGATGAGTAAGAACCCAGTAACAGAACAGTTGAAAAAAGTGGCAGACGACGTGCTCACAGAGGATACTCTACAAGCAATCGAGACTGCATTTAATGAATCAGTGGAGAGCAAGACAGAAGAGCTTGCTCAGCTACGTGTAGAAAAGGCACTTGTGGAGCAAGATGAAGCACATGCCGTCAAGCTGGAGAAGCTACTAGAAGCAATTGACGCGGACCACACCAAGAAACTACAGCGTGTGGTGGAAGCGATTGACAAGAATCATTCACATAAGCTCGTGGAACTAGTTGAAAAGTTCCGCGGAGATCTGGATGGTGACGCCAATCTGTTCAAAGAGAGTTTGATTGACAACATCAGCAACTATCTAGACCTTTATATAGAAGAAGCAATTCCCGCGCAAGACGTGAAGGAAGCCACCAAGAACAATCATGCAACCAAGATACTGGAAACACTACGCAAATCTCTCTCGATTGACAACGCGTTGCAGAATGAACAGGTGCGTGAAGCGGTGATGGATGGCAAGCAGCAGATAGACCAGGCCAAGAACACGGTGGAGCAACTACAAGTCGAGAAAAAACAATTGACAGCACAAGTGGCAAGACAACAAGCCAAGTTGAAGATAGAAGAACTCGCAGAAGGACTACCCGCCACCAAACGCCGGCACCTAGAAAAAGTTCTAGCCGGAAAGAGCGCCAAGTTCATCACAGAAAATTTTGAATACACACTACAGATGTTCGAGAAAGGTGAAGCTGACAAGCTTGACAATCTCAAACAACAAGCAACCAAGGGCAAAAAACTGCAAGACCGAGCACCGTCACAGAAAGCCGCAGTAGTTGCAGAGAGTGTACAAGAGCAAATCACACAATCCGAACCTGGATTACAGGACAACGGACTGTTCAACCAGTACATGGGAGAACTGGGCCGCTCGTAAAACTTTGTTGAGGTCCTTGAGACCTGAGTATTATAAGGAACATTAGAAAATTATGTCACAGGTAAAACCCGCACAATCTTATATCGATCAAGAACGCGCTGGAGTACTACTCGAAAAGTGGGCTCCGGTTTTGGACTACAGTTCTGACAACGTCGCTGCTATCACAGACGATCATTCTCGCTTGAACACCGCGATCCTCTTGGAAAACCAAGAGACATGGTGCTTGAAAGAGAACTCGTATGCTGGTGGAACACTCGGCGGAGCCAGTTCGTTTGGTAATCTTGGTGGACAATCTTCTCCCGCAGGAGATCAGTACGCCCAAGGAGACCAACGTCTTCCAAAGATCTTGATACCGATGATTCGTCGTACTTTCCCTGAACTTATCACTAATGAAATCGTAGGCGTTCAACCTATGAGTGGTCCTGTCGGACTTGCTTTCGCTATGCGTTACAAGTACGAAAACGACACCCTTGGTACCGGAATCGACGGCAAGGCAACTGGTCATGGCAAAGGCGGTTATGCTGCTGATGCTGGCAACAATGTTGACCCTGACGGCAAAGAAGCTGGATACCAACGTCTTGACACCCGTTTCACCGGAGCTAGCTCCGCTGATCTCGCTGGTGGAGGCGACTTCGGAGCTTTTGAAGACGAAGACAAAGGTGTTGCAGCACTGCTCCAGGATTACGAACTCACCGGCAACATTCCTCAGATGGTCGTTTCTTTCGAGAAGACCGCTGTTGAAGCTGGTACTCGTAGGCTCGCTGCTCGTTGGTCTGTAGAACTTGAACAAGATCTTAAGAACATGAATGGTATCGATATTGACACCGAATTGACAAACGCTATGTCGTATGAAATTCAGGCTGAAATCGACCGTGAGATGCTCATGAGAATGGTTCAAGTATGCGTTACTGCAGAATCAACATCTGGTGGAAAAGGAAAAGGTGTTAGCACCTGGTCCCCCGTCAGTGCAGATGGCCGCTGGATGGCTGAACGTAACCGTGACCTTTATGCTAAGATTATTGTTGAAGCGAACAGAATCGCTATCCGCAATCGTCGTGGTGCTGCAAACTTTTTGGTTGCAACGCCTCGCGTTTGTGCTATCTTGGAAATGCTCCCTGAGTTTCAGTGGATGCAGGTTCAAGGCAACGTGAACACCCAACCTGTTGGGATCGCACGTGTTGGTAATCTTGGTGGAAGGTTCAACGTTTACCGCGACACTCGTACCGAGGGACAATACGAAGGCGATCTTCGTAGTAGTCGTCTCGAGTACATTCTCTTGGGTTACAAGGGTCCTGAGTTTTACGACACAGGTATCATATACTGCCCGTACATCCCCGTGATGGTACAGAGAACTGTCGGACCTAACGATTTCGCTCCACGTGTTGGATTGCTCACCAGATATGGTGTGGTTGACAACATCTTTGGTGCAGATCTTTACTACCACGTTATCGTGTGTAAGGATCTCGGTACATCTTTCGAGCCTGGCTCGCAAGCTGTCTACTTAGGATAAGTTTAGATAAGTCTAGATACTCAGAGCCGTTGAAATGATACATACGGCGATAAAACATTTTACCCGGACTGCAATAATGCCGGGAATTGAAATGAGATTCCGACCCTTCCAGGTGATGCTGAAGGGTCGTTTTTTTGTGCACGTTTAGCATAAGTAATTTAATATGAGAGATAGAGACAGTCAATTGATCTTCGAGGCATTCCAGATGGACCGCGTCAACTCCTTAATGAATTTCTTTGGAGGCTGGTTAGACAAAACCGGTGAGCTAGAGGAACTATCACGCTGGGGTGTAGAGACGTCTAAAAACTCACTCAAGAAACGATTCAAATCACACGTCATAGAAGTGATAGGCAATGACATGAAGAGAGTTGAATTCCTCCTACGTGACAATCGAAAAGGCCGAGAGGCGGCAGATGAGATGTTCGTCAATTTCATTGACGGTATAAAGAACAAAGAAGGAACAGGAGACCCGGGACCAAAACCGGAACCTGAACCGGAACCAGAACCTGAACCAGAAGAAGAGCAACCGATGCATGGACAAGCTGCCATGAGCGCTTTCGGGTTTCGATCGATGGATGACACACCTGAAGAAGAATTACCTGAAGAGGATCCAGAAGAAGCGCCGGAGGAGGATTCATGGTTTGGTGCACTCAAAAAAGGTACATTGAGAATCCCCCGGCCACCCAAAATGTCTTTTAAGAAGAAAGAAGACGGAAGCCGAGTGTTACAGATTGGTGACTGACTATTGCTTGTCAGTCTTGACGTGCAACACAGTCGGATCAATCAACACACCACACTCTTCCATAGCGGCTGGGCTTGTGGCGCGAACCGGATTTATGTCGATGCCACCTCGTCTAGCGTACAAACATGTGACACACAACTCTACAGGCTTGATGGTGTCTAGTAGTCTCTTGTAAATTGTCTCGCATATCTCTTCATGGAAGTGACACTCGTCGCGGAACGATATTATGTATTTCAACAGACTTTGCTCTGTCACCCCCTTGTCACCACTGTACATCACATACACGTCTCCCCAATCCGGTTGGCTTGTGACTCTACAATTGCTCTTCAACAAGCTGCTATGATAATGCGCCCATCTCCGCTTGGGTTTGGTAATCTCTAACAGTCCCGGAGTCTCAGCATATGTATCGACATTCATCTCACCTAGTTGCTCCTGTGTGAAAATCGTCTCTAATGTTGTATACATGTTAGTACCCATCACTGGTTCTCCGATGGCTCTGGTACCAGAGGCGTTATGTATGTACACCTTCACATCAGTCTCCAAGAGGTCGGACAGGTCAGATGCTGACTGTGTACCGATGTTCTGCAAGACTTGTTCTGGTGTGTCACCACATCTGTACATGTTGTACGAGTTGAAATACAGCTTGATGCTCTTACTCTCCACAATATATTTGCTGCTAGCAGGATACACAATTTTAGCCACCCCCGCCACCGGCATGCCGTTGTTGGTCAACCCACTCACCTCGTACGCGTTCCAGGTGTCATATCCCATGAAAGGCAAATCATCATCATGAATGTCCAGATGTAGTCTGTTGTTGCTTCTAGGTTCATTGACTAGTAGTGCTGGATCGTATTGGTCCTTGTAGCTTGACACTTGACCCAAGTGTTTTGTTATTCTGCTGTTGTCTAATACTATGTTACTCATTATAAAATTTTATTGATTGTTTCCATCCTCTCCTCGACACTACCTGACAATCGGATGATCTTGTTCCGCCACGTGTCTCTACCAGGAGTTGACATGGAACAATCCATCAGGTCCTCATATATTTTAATTATGTCATTCCTGAACTCAACATTGACACTACGCTCTCCGTCATCCTCCATAGGTATATCATCCGGCTCAGTGTACAATATGTGATCCAATCGATCTCCCAGCATGGACAACAAGTGACACGAGTGTTCCATCACCCACTTGTCAACTGTTCCTCGTCGCCACAACCACTTGGTAAACACATATCCATCTAGAATGCACCGATCTAATATCCAGTTATGGTCCGGACTAACCACGTGATTTTGCAGATGTTCTTTCAATATGAACAACTGTGTTAGGTTGTCTCCATCCTCGTTGATACTCAGGCCTTCACGCATCACCTTGCGGGTCACTTCCGGGACGAAGTTCCAAGCGTCACGATACACACCGTCAGATCCTCTGGTCCACTTTTCTCCACATAACTGTTGTCTCAACAACTTCAGTAGTGTTGTTTTACCTGTGCATTGAGCTCCTGTGAAACCTATCAACATAACTATATTATAACATCACTCACCCGGAAAATCAAGCCGATCATCCATGTCTTCTCGACATCTTTCAGTATGCATGGCACACAACATGTTCCACACCACTGCCGCGGCATGATCCTCATCATTATCACCACTCCACCAAGACTCTAGATGTCGATGAGCACTGTCGTAGTACACACTGAGTGGCATGCCTTTTATCCAGTTGTTCTCTCCGTATTTCACTGCACCGTCTAGGTACCTCTGTAACACGCGATTCAACTCTTGTTGTGGTATCAACGACATGCGTAGCTTTCCGTCCCCGGTGTCTCGTTGAGCACCAGTATCAAACTGTCTATTCTTCTCGTCCTTCATTTATATCTTTCGCGTCTTGGTGTTGATATTTTGGATGGTACGTAAATATACCACACCATGCAGCCATTATAATTGAAAATATTGCGAAACTGTCTCCTTTACTGGCAAAAAACACTGCCATTATCACATTAATTATACATGCAATTAACAGTATTCTGCCTTGAAAATTGAGATCGCGCCATGGAAGCATATCAGCTGTGCACAATTTTCGGCCCGGATCGATTCCAGAGATCCACCTCACAAGTGCTGAGTCTTTGATTGAATGTGCTGAATCGTTTGATGTTACCATCGACATCCCTCTTCCTGGACAATCCACGCTTGCTTATCTCCACACAGTCGATCAAATCCACACCGTTGTATCCATGTTCGTAAGATGTGCTAAATAGACCGTCCGGATGTGTAAAACCAGTAATAACACCATACCGTACAATTGCGTCGCGTTTCTGTACCACGACGTCTCCAAGTTCGTATGTTTTTTCATATTTAAATTTAAAATTCTCATCAATCAACTTGCATGTGGACAATTTGATTCTTTTGATCCTATACGTTCCATCTGTCCTCATGATGGGCTTGAGCCTCTTGTCATACATGATGATATCAACCTTGCCGTTGTCTCCTTGACCCACGAAACTAAACACTTCACCAACATGTCGGGATTTGTCTTGCTTGTATCGAACCACGCTACCCACTTGAATATCATTATCGTTATCAATTTTTAGTATCTTCCTCATGTTTATATGATGTAGTGTCTTTGTGTGTCAGGCAACTTTATTGTGTTAAAAAATCCAGCCACAGATCTCGAGCCATCTCATGCAGCTTGTCTGTTACTGATGCCTCGCCAGAATACACGTTGTGTGTGGAGCATTCCGCTAGTATCTCTCCTTCATCAACTCCAGGTGTGACTCGATGTATCACACAACCGATTTTGTTGTATCTATCGTCCACGTGTTCAGCCACTCGCTTCTGTGGATCCGCTCCTTTGAGCTCAGGGTACTCGGTTATCAACCCAGGGTGCAAGTTGTACATCTCATACTCATCACATATGTCCGGAGGAATTATTCTCATCCACCCATGTAGCGTGACCATTGTTTCCGGCGGCAGAGCCCCTCTATAATCGATTACAGACGGTCGCTTGGGCATGTATATCAGCTCGTTGAGACACTCGTGAATGTCCTGACTCTCCGGGGCTTTGTTGGTTATGACCACATCCGGTGAGCGACCCAGTTTCTTTGATATGTTCACTATCTCCGAGCCAGTGTGGCTGAAGAACGCGGTCCAGTGTTTGTCACCTATCATAGTGTGACTGCATGACCTAGTGTCAGGTGTCTGTTTATGATCTTCTTGAACATACCGGTGTTGTACATGATGTCTTCCATTTGATCATCAGTCACCTCATGTTCGATCAGATCAGCAAGCAATGTTTTTGGTTTCTGATATAGTCCCATACTGTCATTGTATCTCAAACCCTTGATACCAGCAACCACCGGGTTGCTCGTGTCTATGCTCCGAATGTTGTATATATTATTATCTATATAGTATTTAAATTCTCTGGCCAGGCTGCAACCCAACAGATGATGAGGCTTGTCCCAGTTCCAATATCCCTCGTCAATCAGCTGACTTATGAACCTCTTTCGTCCGGAGCAATACTTGACAAGCTTCTCCGGAGCCCAATCATCCTCACATAATCCTGTGATCTGATAATAGCTGTAATCAAAACTGATAGCAATATAATCCGCACGATCTTTCATGAAATTGTAACAGCGAACCAACTCGTTCCAGTCCCGTCCTTGCACCACACCAATTCTCAACGCATCAGTGTTGTCGGTGTATTGTTGCTGCCAGTTCTTCCATTGTTGAATGGTGTCCGGGCAGCTCTCGAGCACGTCTGGTACTATGTACCAGTTGGGTTGTAACTCGTCAATCCACTCACCATATTTTTTAGGATCAAAGCTCTTACCCAGCTCGAAAATACTGTTGTCCAGCAGCACTGGCTTGGTGCCCTGGTCAGTCATCTGTTTGTAATGTTTAAAATATTCCGGGTGTGTTTCGAACAGATGTACCAACGCGTATCCATAGTCATTGTATTGGTTTGCCTCGTTCAATATACTGATCGGGCTCTCGTGTGACACTTCAATCTTCATACATTTATTATAACGTCATCTGTTGCATATATCAACAACAAAGTATATAATCATAAGTACATATATGAAAGACATGCCAGACCTATCCGCAGGAGCGAGACGAGTGATGATCACCGCTAAAAATATCGCTCGTGAGCACAAACACGACTTCATAACCACAGAACATATCTTGTTGAGCATACTCGAGAGAACCAACCCGATCAAAGGAGTACGGGTCATGAAAGAGCTGGATGTTGACCCGGACGATTTCAAAGAGTTTGTGATACAGAGCTTGCAAAAATACACCGGGGACAAGAAACCGGAGCTGAAAGATGTGGAACCATCACCTCGTGTGTTGAAGATGTTGAGCTACGCCAGTTCTATTGCTAAAGAGATGGGCACCACCAATGTCAAGACAGATCACATACTGCTCAGCATACTTGTGAGTGATGCTGGTTCTGGTAATAATCTGTTTAGATTGAAGAATATAGATGCTAATTTTTTATACGAGGCTATATACATCGAGGTGGAGCCAGCCAAATCCAAGAAGAAGAAAAAGCAATTGTTCTCCATGGACGGAGATGATGAAGAGACATCACCACCATATCAACCAGACGAGAAAGACCCACTGTACAAATACACAACCGATCTGACAAGACAGGCGTCTGTCGGTGATCTCGACCCGGTGGTGGGACGAGAGGATGAAGTGCAAAGCATGATACAGGTGTTGTGCAGAAGAACAAAGAACAACCCGGTGCTGCTTGGAGAGCCTGGAGTTGGAAAAACAGCTGTGGTTGAATTGTTGGCTCAGAAGATAGTCAATCGAGACATACCAAGACCGTTGAGAGACAAACATATACACACATTAGATCTAACACGACTCGTGGCAGGTACCATCTACCGTGGTCAGTTTGAAGAGCGAATCAAAGACCTGGTCGCTTCAGTACAAGCTAGGACCGATGTGATACTGTTCATCGACGAGCTTCACATGATCGTGGGAGCCGGCAGTGCTTCTGGTGGTATGGACGCCAGCAACATACTCAAACCGGCGTTGGCCAGAGGTGAGCTCTCATGTATAGGTGCCACAACTCTACAAGAGTATAAAGAGTATGTGGAAGGAGATGGTGCGCTGGAGAGACGCTTTCAACAAGTGTATGTTGACGAGCCTGATTGTTCTGAAACAACCACCATACTGAACGGCATAAAGACGAAATATGAGCAGTATCACCGTGTCAAGTACAACAAAGAGGTGATTTCCGAGATAGCATATCTTTCTGACAGGTACATTACTGATAAAAATTTTCCAGACAAAGCGATTGACGTGATGGATGAGATCGGGTCCAAGATGAACGTGAGCAGATACACACCCACCAAGGAGGTGGTGGAGTACCGAGAGCTGTTAGAGACCACGATACAAGAGAAAGAGCTAGCGATCGAGAGACAAGAGTTCGATCTGGCGTTGGGTTACAGGGAGACAGAGTATGAACTGTATGATCAATTGAGCGACATGTTTCTGAAAAGAGAGTCAATCGAAGCAAAAGACATGCCTCTGATCAGAATCACCAAAGAACACGTGAGAGATCTCATATCCGCCAAGACTGGTGTGCCTGTGAGCAACTTGAGCATGGATCAAGCCACTCGAGTGTTGAGCCTCGAGAAACAAATGAACAAACAGGTGTTGGGTCAGACTCGAGGTGTCAACAAGATATGCGCAGCCATCAAGAGAAGCAGCGCAGGAGTGAACAATCCAGAGAAACCTATATCCAGCCTGTTGTTTTTAGGTCCCACCGGGGTGGGCAAGACTCATCTGGCACGAACTCTAGGAGATGAGATGTTCTCCAGCGGATGCTTCAAGCAATATGACATGTCTGAATTCTCAGAGAAACACACCACCAGTAAATTGATCGGTTCACCTCCAGGTTATGTTGGATATGGAGAAGGTGGAAGCTTGACCGAGTTTGTGAGACACACACCCTATTGTGTGCTGTTGTTTGATGAGATTGAGAAGGCACATCCAGAGGTGTTGCAATTGTTCTTGCAGATGCTCGAGTACGGATGTCTCACGGACAGTGAAGGATTGGAGGTAAATTTCCGCAACACCGTGATAATCATGACCAGCAACATCGGTGCGCACAAGTTCGACAAGGGAGTATCTGTTGGATTCAATCAGAACGAGAGTGTGGAGACCGGCGTGATACAGGAGCTCAAGAAAATGTACCAACCAGAATTTATCAATCGAATTGACGAGGTGGTGGTTTTCGACCGCTTAGATGTTAATCATCTGCGGAAAATTGCTGAGCAATTGTTACGGGCTGTCAAACGTACCGTCAAGAGCAACAGCAAAAAGATCATAAACTACACCCCAGGTGTGGTTGATCTGATAGTTGAAACATGTGAAGACACAGTCAAGTATGGTGCTAGACCGATGAAACGGACCATCACAGAGTTGATCGAGACACCTCTAGCAGAACACATCATGCAAGACATGTCGGTCAAGAAATTCTCACTTGATGTACAAAACGGTCAACTGGTCATTCAGGCACACCAGCCTTGAGACAGAACAGTTCCATCTCTTGTTGCACCTGATCCACCAGTCCTAGTATCAGCTCCGGAGTGAGCTCCGGGATGTCTCCGTAGTCTTGTTTGTATCTGGCCATGTATGTCTCTAACAAATGTGCTCGATAACAATCTAACATGTGCTCCATGTCTTTTGACTTGGAATCACACATCACTTGTTCATAACACACCGGGCAGTGTGTGTCGTCATGCTTCATGTTCTTGAGATACTGCTCGATGTAGTCGTTTAACGATAATGTGAACCTCATGAATAAATACTTATATGGGACCTATACTTAATACAATAATCGGCGCCGGTATCAAGATTGGCGTGAACTGGATAAACTCTTGGATCGAGCAGAAACGTATGGATCAGATGATGCTAGCGGCTCGAGATGAAAAGATCATGAATGCGTTGTTGGAGAATCAGAAGGCTCAAGCCAGTGACGCGTTTGTCAAAGTGACCAGACGTGTGCTGTTCATGAGCATCACGTTCACCATGTGCTTCTTGATGATATATTACGCGTTGAATCCTGGTATAGTGTATGACGTGATCGTGCCCCGTGGAGATACTGCCAGACTGGGCATATTGTCATGGTTTTTCGGGGCCAAAGATTATGACCTGGTTCAAATGACCGGTGGGTTGTTGTTGACTAGTTTCTTTGACCTGTGCTTCATGGTGGTGGGCTTTTACGCCGTGCCCAGCAAGAAGCGCTGAAGTTATTTTGTGTCTCCAGTCTTTTCCGCGGTGTCAGTCTCTTTGTGAGCCTCAAACACAGTCACAAGCTTGGCTATGACCGCCTCACCATCACCCAAGTCGATCGGTGGTTTCACTGGCATGCCCACCTCGTTGGCTGAATCATACGTGTCATCACCGTAACCATAATCACCGTATATGTCCTCACCCGTGGCATCCGTGTCAATCTCTAGTGCTTCTGTGTCCACAGGAGCAGGTGGTGGTGTCCAGTCATCAGCCTCCACCTTGTAGATGTCACTGAATATCACATAGAGTAATTGTTTGGTATGTTTCTGGTTTTTAGTGCGAGCCACAAAGTCGATTATGTCCGCTTTGGTGAATTTACCACGTAACGCCTCCACAGGATTGTTGATGCTGCTGTAACACATGTGTGGAATATACTTGTTGGCCACATTGGCGCAGTCTCGAATCACGTAGTACGCGCTCTTTTTCTTGATCTCCACTCCAGTGTCAGGTTTGACCATGGCCACGGAACTAAATTTAAGTAATTTTCTCTGTGGAATCTTACTAGTGTTCAATATTTTCTTCTCAAAGTTCATAACGTTACAATTACTTATCTATATCGTTACACATATTCACAACAACTCACGTGTCTGCTCAGGGTCCGACCGGGACAACAACTGTTCTAACAGGTGTTCCATACGCTTCAATCGGTCGAACACTGGCATGGCTTTTCGTAACTGGAACATCTGATCTTCTAGTTCGTTGTTCTTCTGTTTGAGTTGATCGATCTGCACGTACAACTCGTTCACTTTGTTTACTTCCCAATCGTTCATAAAGATTCTGCTACCAGCACCGAAGGTGCTAAAAAAATTTGAGCCGCAGGCTCCCGCCTCC